GGCCTTGCGTCGCTGGGCACCAGTGGCGTCGAGATGATCCTCAAGCGAAAGATGGGGGGTGCCGACTGATGTGCCTCGCATCTGACCCGATCCAGCGGGAGCTGCTCCGCAAGGAGCCTGTTGGCAACGCCACGGGCGCTGGTCGGGCGTGGAACCAAACCGTCCTGCGTATCCGCGAGAAGAACGCCGTGGACCCGGTAGGCAACAAGGCGAAGCGCGAGATGGCCATTGAGGCTCCCGTGCAGAACGTCTACTGGCAGGCTCCCACCGCACCCTCAGGCTCCTCCAGACCGCGTGGCCGGGGCCTGTCGCGTCTTTCCATTGGAGCCGCTCAATGAGCCGCGCCACGGTGAAAGAGCTGCACGAGCTGCACGGCATTCTCGCCAAGGAGTTCCGCAAGCGTATCCAGGACGGCACGGCCACCGCGGCCGACCTCGCCCAGGCCCGGCAGTTCCTCAAGGACAACAACGTCGAGACCCTCGCCACCCCCGACAACCCGCTCGGGCAACTTGGCGCCGCGCTCACCGATGGGCTGCCGTTCGCCGGCAGTGACGGGCCGAGCCACTAGAACGCCCCAGGCGCCTCCGAAACGGGGGCGGTGAGGCCTCCGTACCACCCACGACCGGATCGGCGCCCCTGCGCCCGATGCGGCCCCTTCCTGCAACCTTCCCGCTTTGACAACTGAGCTAACACCTGTCGCCCTTGCAGTGCAGGTGCAGACCAACCCCATCCTCAAGGACTTCCGCAACTTCGTCTTCGTGTTGTGGAAGCACCTGGGGCTGAAGGAGCCGACAGGCATCCAGTACGACATCGCGCTGTTCCTTCAGCACGGCCCGCGGCGCCGCATCATCCAGGCCTTCCGGGGCATCGGGAAGAGCTGGCTTACCGCGGCCTTCGTGCTGTGGCGGCTGTGTCGTAACCCCAACGAGCGCATCCTGGTGGTCTCGGCCAACGAGGACCGGGCAGCGCAGTTCACAACCTTCTGCCGGCGCCTTATCGACGAGGCCCCGTTCCTGCGCCACTTGGCACCCAAGAAGGGCCAGCGGGATTCGTCCCTGGCGTTCGACGTGGCGGGCTCGATGGCGCACCAGTCGCCCTCGCTGCGCGCTGCCGGCATCACCGGCCAGATCACCGGGGGCCGTGCCTCGCTCATCGTCCCCGATGACGTTGAGGTGCCGAAGAACAGCCTGACGCAGACCATGCGTGACCGGCTGTCTGAGGCCGTGAAGGAGTTCGACGCCATCATGATGTCGGAGGACGACCTTGCACAGCTGGGCCTGCCGGCCGGTGAGGTGGTCTTCCTGGGCACGCCGCAGACCGAGGCGACCATCTACCGCACCCTTGAGGAGCGCGGTTACGTCACCCGCATCTGGCCGGCCCGCTACCCCGACGAGAAGACGCTGGCGCTGTACGGCACCCGGCTGGCGCCGATGCTGCAGGAGCACCTGCGGGCTGACCCAACGCTGGCCCACAAGCACGGCCTGGAGGGGGCCAAGCGAGGCGCCTCAACGGAGCCCCGCCGGTTCCCTGACCTGGACCTCGTGGAGCGCGAGCTGTCCTACGGTCGCTCAGGCTTCGCCCTACAGTTCATGCTCAACCCGTCGCTGGCTGACCTGGACCGCTACCCGCTGAAGCTGTCCGACCTGATGGTGCTCGACTGCGACCCGAAGGTGGCGCCAATCCAGTGCGTCTGGGCCAACAGCCCCGACCTCGTGCGCAACGACATCCCCCAGGTGGGCATGACGGGCGACCGCCTGCACCGGCCTATCTTCGTCGCCAAGGATCACTACGTCCCCTACACGGGCGTGCTTATGGCCATCGACCCGGCCGGCCGAGGCAGCGATGAGCTGGCCTACGCCATCGTGGCGATGCTCAACGGCTACCTCTTCGTTCTCCGCGTGAGGGGCCTCACAGGGGGCTACACGGACAAGAACCTGGAGCTGCTCGCCAACGAGGCGAAGCGCTACGGGGTCAACGAGGTGGTGGTCGAGTCGAACTTCGGTGACGGCATGTTCACCAAGCTGCTGGCGCCATGGCTGACTCGCATCCATCCCTGCCACGTCGAGGAGGTGAACAGCTCCAAGCAGAAGGAGCTGCGCATCATTGACACGCTGGAACCCGTCATGAACCAGCACCGGCTGATCATCGACGCCCAGCTGGTGCGGGAGGACCACGAGAACTACAACCAGTACAGCGACGAGATGGTACAGCGCTACCAGCTGCTGTATCAGCTGACCCGCATCACGAAGGACAAGGGAGCCCTTGCGAAGGACGACCGCCTGGACGTGCTGGCCATGGCCATCGCCCGCTGGGTTGCGGTCATGGACAAGGACGTGACCAGAGTCCAGGAGGAGCACAAGGAAGCCCTCCGCATGGCTGAAATCGAGAAGTTCATCGAGTCCGCCGGGATTGGCTCCCTGAGCTACGGCGTGGTCGATTCGTTCCTCAGTGGCGTGGAGGCCTAGCTGCCGCCCAAATCGCTTAGGCCGACAACGGCTTGGGCGCGCGCACCTCCCCTCGGGGTTAGCTAAACGCTACCCCTCGGGGAGGTAGCCCCTCCTTCTTTACCTAGTAGTGAACCTAGTAGTGCACTAGTAGGGGCCTTCTGGTTGCCTTGTAGTGGTGAGCCTGCAGTGGGCCTTGCTGTGGCCTTGTGGTTTCGTAGGGGAGGGACCCCGATGTTTTGCCTCAGAAATGCGAGGACCCATCTGATGATCAGCGAGCCCAGGATTCCCCCCGTGGCCCCCTCGGTTCCACAGCATGGGCACCGCCCGGGCGGCCCGTCTGGCTATGGCAGTGGCACCAGATGAGGCACCACACTGGCACCACTAGCGCTAAGTGCTTGATTCATAAGGCACGCCTGCGGATCACTGATCCGATGAGGGGGCCTGCTGTCCCTACTGGTGCCACTGGTGAGGCACATGCTGCGGCGCGCTGGTGCCCTTGCTCTGGCTCTTGTTCGTGCACGCTCCTGTGTGCACCTGTTTTTTCGCTTCAAGGGCACCACAAGCTCCCTACAAGTCCTCTAAACGCTACCCCTCGAAAGCACCGCATACCGCTGCACCTAAACGCTGCCCCTATCCGTTGCCACTTGACAACCGTTGCCGAAAGCGGATAAAGTTCAACCCATCGCAACACCACTCCACATCAAGGAGCACAACATGTCCCGCAGTGAGTACGCAGCAAACATCGACCTCCAGAGCACCAGCTCGGTGCCCGGCTGGCAGAAGCCCTCGCGGTGCAGCCGCAAGACCCAAGAGAAGCGCTCGGTGCTGAACCGACTGCTGTCCCTCTTCGCCTAACGGTCCATCCACAGCAACTTTCCGAGAGTACGAACATGAGCATCAATGCCACCGACGACATCATCGACCTACGCGACGTGACAGACCGCGTGGACGAGCTGCGTGAGGAGCGGGACGAGGTTCAGGAAGCGGTCGAGGGCGCCGAGTTGGGCACCCTTGAATACGAGGTGGCGGCCCAAGCGCTGAACGAGTGGTTGACAGAGAACCGTGAGGAGCTGGAAGAGCTGGAAGCGCTGCTAGAGGAGTGCAAGGGGCTTGGCGGGGACCACCAGTGGGAAGGCGATTGGTATCCCCTGATGCTCATCGCACGCGACCACTTCGTGGACCACATCAAGGAGCTGATCCACGACTGTTACGAGATGCCCAAGGAGATGGACTCGGGCCGGTGGCCGTACTGCTTCATGGCCATCAACTACGAGGGCGCTGCGCAAGAGGCTGAGGCGGACTACGAGTCGGTGGACTTCAGGGGCTATGAGTTCTTAACCCGCTGAGTGGCCCACGCCGCTTGAGTGCAGCCACTAGGGCCCTACCCGGGCTCCTGTGAGTGCCCTTTCGCACGCAACTACCGGCACCGGCCGGCTACACCATGAGCTACTCCCTCGAAGACATCCTCGAAGCGGCCCGTGAGGCCCATCAAAACGCCCAGGAGGCCGCGCAATGAACATCCAGAAGATCATCGACACCGAGCGTGCTATCGACCGGCTTGAGGCGCGCCTCGCTGGCATGCTGGAGCCCGGCATGTGCGAGGCACTGCAGATTGCCCGACAGTGGGTAGCTGAGGTTCGGCACTTCGCCGTGTGCTGGAGCGAGGCGCCGGCAGCTGGCGCGGCCATAGCAGCTGCCCACAACGTCGAGCCGTCCGAAGGTCTCCGAATCGCACGGGGAGCCTATATCGACCGTCTCGTGCAGACCTTCAGGCCGGAGTGAGCCGATGATCCTCAGCCGTGCACTCAACGAGACCCGCTTAGCTGCGGCCCTGCGTGACCTCAACGCGCGAATCGAGCGTGGCGAAGAGTTCCCCGATGCAAGCACCATCGCGGCCCTGCGCTACTGCGTTGACTATGACGCCCTGCGTGAGGCCTATGACGCCCAGGAGGTGCGCCAATGAGCACCCTCAAGACTGGAGACCTTGCGTTCTACGACTGCTTCGGCGGGCCTGTGCCATGCAAGGTGCTGTCCATTGAAGGGCCCAGCGGCCCGGCATCGAGCGAGCAGTCGGTGAGGGTCCGCCTGACGGCAACGCGGGGCCCATGGCGTCGAGGTGAAGAGCTGCAGCACTGGGGCCTGCATGTGGTCCCTCGCGATGCTCTTCGAGGCAACCGCATCCTGCCGTACAGCGTGCAGGCGGACTGAAGAGCCCAGCCCATAGGCCCTACAAGGGGCCCTTGGGGTGTGCTTTGGATCACGCACCCACTCACACCAAAGAGGGGACAGGGTTGGACCCGCGCGACAAAAGCCGGGTTTACCCCTGTTTTTTTGAGAAGCCAGACACGTAACCAGTGGATACTGAATGAACACCATGACTTTGAACCGGCATGTGAACGGGAGCAGTAGCAACACAGGGGCCCAGGCGGGCCTTAACGCGCCGCCAGGGGCTTCTCCGTGTCCTCAGCAGTAGCTAGGGGTGACGGGGGCTGATGTAAGCATCATCAACCGCAGGGAGTGGGTCGAGCACACAATGCACGACTGCCTCATCCGTCCCCATCCTCGGAAATTCCGCATGAGACAATCCAGCACGTCCCCCTCAGAAAAGCTGATCACCATGGCGAAGTCCGCAGAAACATCCCCTGTCCGTGTCCTTGGCGCAGCCTCGGCATTCATCGAATCCTTGGCCAAGCACACAGGCATCAAGACACTGGAGACACAACAGCAGCTGCTACTGCTGTCGCTCTACATCCACGGAGACCTCAACCAGCTCGACCTTGAGCGCTACACAGGCATGCGCAAGTCTTCAAACAGCCGCAACATTGCGCGTCTGGGCGAAGGCGAGCACCCGTCTGTGGAGCGTGGCCCGGGCTGGGTGGAGTCCTATGAGGACCCCGAGAACCGTAGGTCCAAGCTTGTCCGGCTCACACCTCGTGGGAAGGCCCTTTTAGAAAAGGTCGCTGCGGAGGTCTCGCACCTCTTCAGCGCCAAGTAGACCAACACCTTAAAAATGAACTTGCTCGGTTTCCACACGTTCCTGACACACAAGCACTACGGTGCACGTCCAGCCCGCCATTTCGATGCATACCGCATGAGCGAGGGCTGGTACTTTGTTGAAGTTGGTAGTTGGACCCTCGAAATCGAGACCCCGCAGATGCTTAGGAGCATCGTCCGAAGAACCCTTGCTGGCACGGCCGCATTCAGCCTCGCCATGGTCAACACGGGAGCAGGCGCAGACGCACCTGTGGGCACCGTGATGTCCGGGCTGCTGAGCGCCTTGTTCTTCAGTTTCTAGGAGAACCATGAAAGTCCGCTACTTCGAGAAGCGCGGAAACACCTGGGCTGACTTCCGCATCGCCGGTAAGGACGGCCCTGTGCGCAAGCGCATGGACACAGGCGCCCGATGGGGCGATGAGAAGGCTGCCCAGGCGGCCATGCCTGGGCTCATAGCCAGGGCGATGCAGGAGGAGCAGGGCGGCACCGTCCAGCCCTCTGGCGTGGGCGCCGGTCCGCAAGCTGCAACAGTTGCTGTTCGTGCGAAATCTGGCAAGACGCTGGACACCGCCTACAAGCTCGGCCTGAAGACCCGCGAGCGCTGGATCGCCGCGAAGGACAAGGGCGACCTTGAGGACCGATTCGAGGCCTGCGCCGCCTACTGGGGCAGGGACCGGGACCTCTCCGAATGCACACGCGATGCGGTGCTCGAATGGCGCGCCCACATGATGGCCCAGGAGGGCAAGCGCAAGGGCTCCAAGCTGTCCAACTCGACCATCAACCATCGCCTCTCCATGCTGTCCATCCTGCTGGAGTTGGCCGAGCTGCCGCCACACACGGTGAAGCACCTGAGCGTGAAGGACAGCCGCCGCAAGCGCAGGACCCGCGAGGAGGAGCTGCAGGCCGTCCAGGCGTGGCTCCTGGCGAACCACCACCGCAAGGGCTCCAGCTCGTTCTCTGACCTCATCGTGGCCGCCCTGCACACCGCAGCGCGCCAAAGCGAGTGGCTGGCGCTGGAGTGGTCTGGCGTGTATTTCGACCGCGAGGTGGTCTGCTTCCGCGACACCAAGAACGGCGATATGCGCGAGGTCCCCATGTCGGACGCTGTGAAGCGGATGCTGGAGCGCCGCACCGGCTACGGCCTCAAGGGGCCCTTCAAGGACCTCACACAGGACCGCTGCCAAGACCTCTGGCAGTCAGCCAGGAAGGCCATAGGCCTGGAGCACGACCACGAGTTCGTCTTCCACGTCGCCACCCGCCACGAGGGCCTATCCAGGCTCGGCGATGGGGGCACCTCAGCCTTCATCATCAAGGCCCTGGCAGGGCACAAGTCGATCCAGACCAGCGACCGCTACGTGAAGCCCACAGTAGAGTCGCTCCGCGCAAGCGCTGAGGCGATTGCA